GTTTTTTTTTAAAATTAAAATCTACCATATCTCCGTATCCATCATTGCCTCTTGCCAAGTTCTAATATTAGGAAACTTCGGCCGATGATACTCTCTATTTAGTATATTAAGAGATACTAGATAACCTCTGGTGGGAAAATCACTATTAGGAGCCTGAAATCCAATTTTACGCATATATTTTTGATCATTATTAAACCAAATCGGAAAATTTTCATCTATAAAGTTCTTCCCATACGCTTTTACTGAATTTGCATATGTTTTCTTAAATAAAAATTTTATCATAAAATAAGCGATCGGATCAACACCTAACGTATCATATGCCAATCCAATCAAACGTGACAAATTCATGTATGGAGGAGCAGTTCGATCTTTTGGGACAGCCACTCGCCAGGAATATTGGGCTAATGGTCTCCATGACACGACTGGCGCTACCGTATCACAAACAGACTCCAAACAAAAATTTGAAGCTAGTATGAACTTTCGCTTCAAATATGATGGCCCATTATAAACATATCGCAATACATTTCCATTTTCAACGTGCAAATAAGTTATTAATGATCGATGCGTAATTAAATTTTTCATCTTTACTCCGAAATATCGCTCCAAATACTCAGCGAAACGCTCAATAGTAAGTATATCTACTAACTCATCTGGTATCACCGCAACAAAATCATCTCCAAACACCAAAATTGCTAAAGTTCTGCCAGTCAAATGTCGCCAAATTTTTGTCCGTGTTTCTCTTGTATTTATTGCCATTTCATTAAAAATATATCCGAACCAATAGAAATTAATCACTATCCAAGTGTTACCATGACTAGTTTCTAGACTTCCACTTGGCATACAACCTAATAACAACATGTAATCTACTAGCCATCGAACTACCTTCCCGGCCAACTGCTCAGAACACGCTTCCAACAAATACTGAAAAATCCTATAATAATGGTCCGCCTCATCTTTTATTATCCAAACCGAAGCAAACATCATATAAATCACTAACTGCATAGCAGTAATACTAGAGTCTAACCCACTAATATCACCCTCGATTACTGACGACGAACCTCTTGAACGAAAACTATAGGTCTTACATACATTGTCTGGCGTATGTCCTGGAAGAATTATTTCTTCATACTGATCGAGAGTGTCTCCTAACAACGCCAAATATTTCATATAAGCTCCTCCCTCTACCCAAGTCGTCCCAATCTCATTATGTGCACTCATATTTCGGGCTGGACGACCATCAACAGTAAAACAATCCGGATAATAAGTTCGCTCAACTTTTCTAAACTGGAAAACTCTGTGCAAAACACTATCATTAACTAGGAAAAACAAACGCCCTTTAACTCTATAATCTGCAGCCAACTCATCAGTAATCTTTCCTTCGTCAACC